CAAGCAGGTAAGACAACCACTGCGGTCTGCGTTATATTACATTATGTGTTATTTAATGAGCATCGCACTGTAGCATTGCTTGCAAACAAAGGTGATGCCGCACGAGAGATTCTTGATCGAGTCAAGATAGCATACGAAGCATTGCCCAAGTGGTTGCAACAAGGTGTGGTGGAATGGAACAAAGGTTCCGTCGAATTTGAGAATGGGTGTAAGATTCTTGCATCTGCCACATCCTCCTCTGCGATTCGTGGTAAGTCAATTTCATTCCTGTACATCGATGAAACCGCGTTCGTAGAAAACTGGGATGAGTTCTTTGCCTCAGTATTCCCAACCATTTCATCTGGTAATACCACTAAGATTCTACTGACATCCACACCAAATGGACTCAATCACTTCTATAAGACATGCGAGGGTGCGCGTGAGGGAACGAATGGATACGAGTTCGTACAAGTGATGTGGCAAGATGTACCGGGTCGTGATGATGCATGGAAGCAAGAGATGCTTTCGTCGATGGATTATGACTACGAAAAGTTCGCACAAGAGTTTGAGTGTCAGTTCTTAGGTTCGTCTGGCACTCTGATCGAAGGTAATAAACTCAAGGCATTGGTTCATAAAAGACCCCTAAGAGAGTCTAATGGTCTGTTTATGTATCAAGAACCACAAGAGGGACATTCTTACATAACCGTAGTGGATGTGTCAAGAGGTAAGGGACTTGATTACTCTGCTTTTCAAGTTATTGATGCATCTAAAATGCCATATCGTCAAGTATGTGCATTTCGTGACAACCATATTACACCAATAGAATATGCAGAAATCATACATAGAACAGTAAAACATTACAATGAATCTGTCGTTTTGATTGAGATTAACGACATCGGAGAACAAGTCTCAGACTTGCTACACTATGATTTTGAGTATGAAAATATACTATACACAGAATCAGCAGGACGTTCTGGTAAAAGAATATCCTCTGGTTTCGGGAAAAATGTAGACAAAGGAATACGCACAACAAAAACCGTCAAGGCAGTGGGTTGCTCTATTCTCAAACTTTTGATTGAGCAAGACCAACTGATTCTCAATGACTTTGCAACCATACAAGAGATGTCAACCTTCTCTCGTAAAGGTGTTTCATACGAAGCAGAGTCAGGATGCCATGACGATTTGGTAATGTGCCTCGTGCTATTTGCGTGGGTATCTGATCAGCAATACTTCAAAGAAATGACTGACATACACACATTAAGAGCATTAAGAGCACGAAATGAAGAAGAGATGATGGAAGATTTACTTCCGTTTGGTTTCCACGACGATGGAATGCCAGATGAAAATGTGGTTGATGTGCCTGTAAGTGGCATAGACGACTACTATGACACAAGAAATTTTGATACATTCTAAATAACCGTTTTTATAAATACTTGAACGAAATTATAAAAATGAACTCTTTAATGAGAAGGAGATAAAAAATGCCTTTCCAAGTATCACCGGGCGTTAATGTAAGTGAGATTGATCTTACTACTGTCGTCCCTGCGGTGAGCACAACTGAAGGTGCAATCGCAGGTAACTTCAAGTGGGGTCCAGTAAATCAGCGCGTACTCGTTGATTCTGAAGATCGTCTTGTAAACATCTTTAACAAACCAAATGCAAACACAGCAGATGATTTCTTCACTGCGGCAAACTTCCTTGCATACGGTAATCAACTTTATGTAGTTCGTGGTAACGCATCTGCAAACAATGCTACTACTGGTGGCACTGGTGCTTACATCGAATCGGAAGACTACTACAACGAAACTTACACAAATACATCTGGACATGGCGATTGGGTTGCCAAGTATCCGGGTGATTTAGGTAACTCGTTAAAAGTTTCTGTCTGTCACAATGCTAATGCATGGCAGTCAACAGTTGCTACTTCATACTCTGCTACTCGCAATACTGCAACAGTAGGATTGATCGGAGATGGACAAGGAACATCGAATGCTGAAACTCAGTTTATCGTTGGTGACTTGATTCTTCTTGGACCAGACAGCGAAGTTCGTAAAGTTAAGACATTATCAGGTAATACGATTACACTGACATCAAACTATACTGGCAACACAGTCAACACCTACACTCCAGACATCACTCGTCGTTGGGAGTATTTTGGTGAGTTTGACCAAGCACCTTCAACAACTGCATATGCAAATAACGCAGGTGTCACTGGTGATGCGATTCACATTGCAGTTATCGATGAAGATGGTCAGTTCTCTGGCGCACAAGGTACTGTGATCGAAAGATATGAAAATGTATCTCAAGCATCCGATGCAAAGACAGAGCAAGGCGCAACTAACTACTACAAGGATGTTGTCAATCAACAGTCTGCTTATATTTGGTGGGGTGCTCACAACAGCAACTTGTCAACAGGCGGTACTGCGACATCTGTAGGAAGTTCGTACTCAGCAGGTTCTGATTTACCAGTATCTAACTCAATGACTAAGGGTAAGGACGGTACTCAGTTATCATCTGCTCAGAAGATCTCGGCATATAATAAGTTCAAGTCAAGCGAAGATGTTGATGTTTCACTGGTTCTTGGTGGGGCGGCAGATCAAACTCTGGCAACACACTTAATCACAAATATTGCTGAGACTCGTAAAGACTGTATCGTTGTCATCTCTCCAGAGAGAGCAGATGTTGTAAATAACAACGCATACGAAGGTAAAGAGCGTGATGACATCATTACATTCCGTGATTTGTTACCATCATCTTCATACGCAGTGATGGATTCTGGTTGGAAGTATCAGTACGACAAGTACAACGATGTATATCGTTATGTACCACTGAATGCTGACACAGCAGGTCTCATGGTACAGACTGATCTGACTCGCGATCCTTGGTACTCACCTGCGGGATTCAACCGTGGTAACGTGAAGAATGTTGTCAAGTTGGCATACAACCCATCGAAAGCAGATCGTGATCAACTCTACAAAAAGGGCGTAAACCCAATCGTTACCTTCCCCGGACAAGGAACAGTCCTCTACGGTGATAAGACATTGTTGGCACAACCTTCTGCGTTTGATCGAATCAATGTTCGTCGTCTGTTTATCGTCCTTGAAAAAGCGATTTCAACTGCCGCGCAGTTCACATTGTTTGAGTTCAACGATGAGTTCACTCGCTCACAGTTCAAGAACTTGGTAGAACCGTTCTTGCGTGATGTCCAAGGTCGTCGTGGTATTACTGATTTCCAAGTTGTGTGCGATGGCACGAACAACACTGGTGAAGTCATTGACCGCAACGAGTTCGTTGGTGACATCTACATTAAACCTGCTCGTTCTATCAACTTCATTCAATTGAACTTTGTTGCTGTTAGAACAGGGGTTGAGTTCTCTGAAATCGTCGGTCGTGCGACATAAATAAAGGATAAGGGAGAACAATAATGGCGTTTAATGTAAACGAATTCGCAGGAGCATTAGCAGCAGGTGGGGCGCGTCCCTCCCTGTTCCAAGTGCAGATTACTAACCCGATCAACGGTGTTGCCGATGCACAGGTTCCATTCCTGTGCAAAGCGGCACAGATCCCAGAAGCAACTTTGAGTGCGATTGAAGTACCATACTATGGTCGTAATATCAAACTCGCAGGAACTCGTACCTTTGCTGAATGGTCACCAACGATCATCAACGATGAAGACTTTGCAATCCGCAACGCAATGGAACAGTGGTCAAATGCGATCAACTCATTCCAAGGCAACCTAAACAATGCGGGCGGTTCAGCACCTTCACTCTACAAAGCAAACGCACAGGTCACTCAGTATTCTAAAACTGGTGAAATCCTCCGTGTATATGACTTTGTAGGAATCTTCCCAACCGCAGTTGCCGCAATCGACTTAGGATGGGAAAACGGTGATGCAATCGAAGAGTTTCAGGTTACCTTTGCATATGACTACTGGCAAGTTTCTGGCGGTCAAACTGGTAACGCGGGCGGTATCTAACCCCCGAAAGTGATTGAAGGGGCGACTAAATAGTACATAGAAAAGTCGCCCCTGTTTATTATTGAGGAAAACAAATGGCAATCGAACTCTTTGGTTTTACCATAGGAAAGAAAGACGAAGAAACAAAACCTAATGTAGTCTCTTTCGCTCCCCCACCAAACGATGATGGCACTCTCGCAGTGGCAGAAGGTGGTGTCTATGGCACTACTGTTGATGTCAACAACACAGCAAAAAACGAA